CACGCCCGTGCGCAAGAACTGGTTTTACGTGCTCTATCAGCGGGCCGTGGCTGCGCAGAATGGCCGCTGGGCGCACTTCCACGCCACAACGCACGATAACCCGCACCTGAGCGCCGAAGCGGTTGCCGAACTGGCCGAGGACATGACCGAAGAGGCGTACCGGCAAGAGATTCTGGCGCAGTTCGTCGAAGGGCAGGGGCAAGTGTTCCGCAACATCGAAGCGTGCGCCACGCTGCAAAAGCGCCAACCCTACCCCGGCGAATTCGTGATCGGTGTGGACAGCGCGCAGAAGCAGGACTTTACGGTTGCGTGCGTGATTGACGCCAAGACCAAGCAGCAAGTGGACATGCTGCGCTTCAACGCCGTGCCGTGGTCTGTCTACCGCGAGCGCATTGCGACGTTAGCGCAACGCTGGCAGGCGCGTGACATCGTCTTTGAGACGAACAGCATCGGCGGCCCGAACTTTGAGGCGCTGGCCGACGAAGGGTTGCCCGTGGTTGCGTTTGAGACAACCGCCAAGAGCAAGCCGCCGCTCATTCAATCGCTCAAACTGGCGTTTGAGCGGGGCGAAATCGGCGTGTTGGATGACCCGATTCTAGCGGGTGAACTGGGTGCATACGAATACAAGGTGAGCAGCGCAGGGCGGCCCAGTTACAGCGCGCCGGAAGGGCTGCACGATGACTGCGTGATGGCGCTGGCGCTGGCATGGCATGGCGTTGTGAATGCCACCGGCACGATGTACGTTCAGGATAACCCGTTCTTTCAGTAGAGGCGGCCCGCTATGCAATTTTCCGGCACAACCACGTTGGACGTACTCAGCCCGCACAGCAAGGTGCACCGCGACCGTGCCGCGCTGATGGGCCGCCTGTGGAACTACTACCGGGGCCGCCATGTCAAGCCGCTCAAGGTGCGCCCCGACCAGGCGGATGACAACGTGATCCTCAACTACTCGCGCCGCGTGGTAGACAAGGGGCTGTCGTTTCTGTTTGGCCCCGGCGTGGCGTTTGAGATGGACGGCACCGACGAAACGACGCCCGCCGAAGAGTGGCTTGCGCAAGCATGGGGCACGCCTGAGCAGAAGAATCGCACGCTGCTTGACCTGGGGCTGAATGGCGGCGTGACCGGCACCACCTTTCTGCGCATCTACCCCGCGCAGAAGGCGGGCGACCTGCCACGGTTGGCCGTGATTGACCCGGCGCTGATGGATGTCATTTACAACGAAAACGACATGGACGACATCCGCGCCTACGTCATGATGTGGCGCGCCGGTGACCTGTGGCGACGGCACTACATCGCCCTGCAGGAGAATGGGCAGTGGGTGATCAGCGAACAGGACTACGAGCGCAACCAGTGGGTGCTCAAGGCCGAAACCGTCTGGCCGTACACCTGCGCGCCCGTCTACATGGCGCAGAACTTGCCGCACCCCAACGAGGTGTGGGGTGTCTCCGACCTGGAAGAAGCGGACATCAACGATGCGATCAACTGGACGGCCAGCAACATCAATCGCATCCTCAGATTCCATGCGCACCCCAAGACCATCGGCACGGGCTTCAAGCCGGACAAGTTGCAGAACACGGCGATTGATCAGTTCTGGGCGATTGACGACCCCAATGCCAAAGTGTATACGCTCGAGATGCACAGCGACCTGAGCAGCGCCTACATGATGCTGCAGGCGCTTAAAGAGACTTACGCAAAGGTTACGGGCGTGCCTTCGCTGGACCCCGACAAGGTGAACGTGGGCGCGCTGTCCGGCTTTGCCCTGCGCATCCTGTATGGCGACTTGCTCGAGAAGACGAACGTCAAGCGCATCACCTATGGCGCGCTGCTGTCTGACGTAAACGCTGCCTTGCTCGAGATGGGCGGCTACGGGGCGGGGCTGCGCGTCAACTGCGTGTGGAGCGACCCGCTGCCTGTCAGCACAACGGAAGAGGTGCAGGGCTTGACGGCCGACCGGCAGAACGGGCTTTCGGTGGAAACGTACCTGGAGCGGCGCGGCTACGATGCCGAGCGCGAAATGCAGCGGGCGAAGGAAGAGAAGGCGGGCGACATGACGCTGGGCGACCAACTGCTCAGGGCGTTTGAGACGGCGCCGCTCTAATGCCACACCCTGTTCTGGACGCCGCTATACGTTTCAGAGCGCAGGCGCTGGCGCGCGAACGGGCCGCCGCGACGCAACTGGTGCGCGCCTATGGGCAGGTGTACCGCAACCTTGACCCGCAGATTCGTGCGCTGGAAGAGGTTGTCCGCACGCTGGAAGCGCCCACGCCCGCGCAGGTGCAACGTATTGCCGCGCTGCGCGTGCTGAAAGAACAGACGGCGGAACAGATCAACCGCTACGCCGCCTATGCCGATGTGCAGATAGCGGGCGAAGTGCGCGCCAACATGGCGGCGGGGCTGGCCGACAGTGAGGCGCTGACGCTGGCCAACTTCGACCCCGAGTGGCTGCGCGCCAATGGCGTGCGCCTGTCCCGTGACGTGCAGGGGGCCGTGCGCGCCAGTTGGACGCGTGTCCCGGTGGAAGCCGTCGAGCAGGCCGTCGGGATGACGGCCGCAGACAGCCCGCTGCGCGCTGCGCTGGTGAATCGCTTGGGCGAAACCGTTGCACAGCAGATGGCCGATGCGCTTGTGACCGGCATTGCGCTGGGGCGCAACCCGCGCGTGATTGCCCGGCAGGCGATGGGCGCGGGCCTTAACTACAGCCTGACTACGGCGCGCACGGCGCAACTGTACGCCTATCGGGAAGCCAGCCGCGCCAGTTACCAGGCCAACCGCGATATCGTCAGCGGGTGGCGCTGGATGGCCACGCTGGGGCCGCGTACATGCGCCTCATGCCTTGCCATGCACGGCACGCTGCACAGCGTAGACGAAGTTCTCAACGATCATCACGCGGGTAGATGTGTTGCGGTGGCTGTTGTGCCCCTTGCCGCCCGCCTCGGCTTGCCAGAACCCGACCTGGGCGACGCCGAAGCGTACCTGCGCAGCCAGCCGGAACGGGTGCAGCGCGAGCAGATGGGCGCGGGCATCTGGGAAGAGTGGCGCAGCGGCCGCGTGCAACTGCGCGACCTGACAACCACATACGACGATCGGGTGTACGGCACCATGCGCCGTGCGCCTACGCTCGAGCAGGTTCTGGCGGGCGCACAATGACCATCCTGCACCGCTTGGGCATCTACCTGCTGGACACAGACGCCGTGGCGCGTGCGCTGGCCTCGACGCTGCTGCACGATTACGACATGGGCGTGCTCGAGCCAACGGCCACGCTGCACTACCTGCGCACACGCTACATGCGCCTTGTGGCTGACTACGGCTTGCCCGCAGAAGCGGTAGACACCGTGGCGCACAAGGCGCTGCACCTCGCGCAGCAAAGCATCCCCGCAGTCGAAAGCATCCCCTTCGCATTTTTCGAATAGTGCAGAAGTTGCATTATTGCCCGGTTACGCTGGGCGCATGAACCTCCTCGCCGGGCGCAGGTTGCCGCCCATCATCTGCACATATGCGGAAGCGCAAGCGATTCTTGGGCCTGTGGCGCTGGGCTATCCGTGGGCCGAGGGCACAATCCGCGACCTGTGGCAACGCTGCGCGCCCATGCCCGACAGCGTGGTAGGCACGGCGCAGGAGAAGCGCATCATCGCGCCCAATCATCTGGGCGAATGGCTTGAGGACGTGCTGCAACGCCAGGGCAGGCCCCTGAGCGAAGCGGCGAGCATTTACAACCAGTTTCAGGGGGCTTGAGATGGCAGAGCAGGAAGTGGGCCAGGCGCCCGCCGTTGACAACCCGCCCGCGGGCCAGGCGCCTGTGGCACAGCCGGGCGCACAGGATGCGCCCACGGAAGACAAGGAAGTTGCCAAACTGCGCGCAGAGGCTGCCAAGTGGCGCACGCAGTTTCGCGAGACGCAGGAGGCGCTGCAGAAGGTGCAGGCAGAGGCCGGCGAGAACAAGAAAGTGGCCGACCAACTGACTGCCATTCAGGCGCAACTCGAGAAAGCGCAGGCGGAAGCCGAGGCCGCGCAGAAGATGGCCACGCTGACCCGCTATGCCGTCAAGGCCGGGGTTGACCCCGACGTAGCGGCGCTGCTCGACTTGAGCAAGATTGACCTGTCCGACGAAAAGAAAGCACTCGAGGTGCTTTCCAAGTTGAAGGGCAGCGCCGCCGCTGGCACGCAAGCCAAGCCGGGCGGCACATCGGCAGAAGACATGCGGGCGCAGATGTTTGCGCCGCGCAAGAGCAGCATCTTTGGAGGCTGACATGGCTGTAACCACGGTGAGCGATCTCAATTCGCTCTACAACAACATCTACGAGCGTTCCGTCTTCGTGGCGCGCGAACTCAACTTGATGACGAATCTCGTTGAGAATCGCGACGCGACCGGCTGGATGACGCGCACCACCACGATTCGCCCGCAAGTCAGCGCGGTGTCCGTGACGGAGACGCAGGACTTCAGCGCGCCGACCACGTTCGGCAAGAGTTCGCTTGCGACCTTCACGCCCGGCGAAGTCATCGCGCAGGCCGTGATGACCGACAGGGAACTGGACACCGACCCTGACAACGCGGTGCAGGACGCAGCGCAGGAACTGGGGGCGGCCATCGCCACCAAGATCGACGCTGACCTGTGCAGCGCGTTCTCCAGTTTCAGCACGGACAAGGGCGACGGGGCCAACGCGACTTTCACCT